AACAAAATGGCTACGCCAGATGGCGAACAATCTGATGAGGCTCCTGAGGAGCTTGCAGAGGCACGGGATGCCGTTGAAGGCTTAGGCCTTGACTTCGATGCTATGACCTCTGAGTTCTCAGAACAAGGTGGCTTAACAGATGATACATATCAGAAACTAGCAGATGCGGGTATCCCATCTAATGTTGTTGATGCGTTTATCGATGGTCAAATGGCTGTGGCAAACAATGTACGCAATGACGCCTTTGGTCTTGTGGGTGGTGAAGAAAACTACACCAACATGGTTCAATGGGCGGCTCAAAACTTATCGGAGCAAGCCGTTGGAGCTTATAATAACGCTATTGATGGCAGTGATCCTAATGCTGCCAAGTTAGCCATCCAAGGTCTTCATGCCCAGTACCGTATGGAAACTGGCACTGAGCCTTCCCTGATTACAGGGCAAGCAGCTAGTACATCCTCAGGGGCCTACAACTCTGTAGCTGAACTGACAGCAGCTATGGGTGACCCAAGGTATGGGCGAGACCCCGCATACCGTCAGCAAGTGCAAGATCGATTAGCACGAAGCTCGGTATTCTAATTTATGATTTAACGGTCATATCTTCTTGATATGATCTACACCTCATAAAGTGGTGAGAGTTTACACTGTAAACTTTTGCCCACACTAAAAAGCTATATACATCCCACCGAATAATCTTGGCCCTCTGCGGAGGACAACCTTGGTGAACGATGTGGTGTGACTTGCTGATTAGATTTTAAATCAACAAACACACACGAAAGTTAAAATAAAATGGCATTTCCTACAGACCAAACGGTCTCACGAATTGGGCAACAGAACGCTACTGGCGATGTTCGCTCATTATTCCTTAAACTGTATGCGGGTGAAGTTCTCACAGCATTTGAAGAGCGCAATATCTTTATGCCTCTCCACCGCACACGCACGATCTCCAATGGAAAATCGGCTGCTTTCCCCATGACGGGAACCGCCTCGGCAAAGTACCATAATCCTGGGGAATTGATCCAAGGTGATATCATCAAGAAAGGTGAGCGCACTGTAACCGTTGACGATCTCTTGATCTCAACCCAGTTCATTGCAAACATCGATGAAGCTATGACGCATTTTGATGTGCGTAGTATCTACTCCAAAGAAGCTGGTATGGCTCTGGCAAACACGGCAGATAAAAATATCGCCAAGATCATTGCCCGTGCAGCCCTTATCAACGATGCTTCTGAGGCAGCAGCCGCTGGCTTGACCACATTTGATGGTGAAGTGTTCACTAACAATGTAACTGTGGGCAACTCTGCCGCATCAGGTAACGATTTCGTTGCCGCTATCTACGCAGCATTGGAAGAGTTTGACACCAAAGACATCACTGGTGACAAGATTTGTGTACTGCCACCCGCGCATTACTACAAACTGTTCGGTGCTGGTCAGGCCGTGGGTAACCTTGGTTACATGAACCGCGACATTGGTGGTACTGGTTCACAGGCAACTGCAACAGCACCAGTAATTGGTGGTATTCAGATTGTTATGTCTAACCACATGCCAACAACCGATGAAAGCACCACTAGCCTCACACCTAATCCGCTTACTTCTACCCGCGCCAGCGCATATAAAGCTGACTTCTCGTCCCTCAAGGGCTTGATCTTCAGTGCTGAAGCAGCGGCTACAGTAAAGCTTATGGACCTCGGTGTAGAGAGCGAATATCAAATTGACCGCCAAGGTACTTTGATGGTTGCCAAGTACGCTATGGGACATAATATCCTTCGCCCAGCTTGTGCAATCGCACTCGTTTAATTTCTCAAGGGGAGCCTCTTAACAGGGGTTCCCCTTTTTTTTCATTTAAGGATACAGCATGACTACACCAACAACTGAATTAGAGGCTGTCAACGTAATGTTGTCCTCTATTGGTGAAGCACCTGTAAGCTCCCTGACTTCTGGTCTTATTGATGCAGAACTTGCTGAGACCATCCTAGGTAACATCAACAGGGAGGTGCAATCACAGGGTTGGAACTTCAACAGGGAGTATAACTACCCCCTAACACCCGACAGCGTAAGCCAAGAGGTTACAGTACCCACCAACACAATGCGTGTGGATGGGATGAGCAAAACAGATAAGCTTGATGTTATCCAAAGGGGTACGCGCCTTTATAACAAAGCAAATTTTACCTACGTCTTTGAGGAGATTGTAAAAGTAAACATTACATTCCTCTTAGCGTTCACAGATATTCCAGAGGTAGCTAGACGCTACATCACCCTGAGAGCAGCCCGTGTATTTCAAGACAGAACCATTGGGGCCTCAGACCTTCACACCTTCCAACAACGCGATGAGCTTGAGGCTCTTATAGAGCTAAGAGAGCTTGAGAGTGATCACGCAGATTTAAACATTTTCAATAATTATGATGTGTTCCGCACCATAGATAGACGGATTAATTCTTAATGGCATTGATCAGCGGTTCGATACCCAACCTGATTAACGGGGTATCTCAGCAGCCTAGTAGCTTACGGCTACCCACACAGGCACAGAACGTAAAGAACGCGCTGTCTAGTGTGGTTAAAGGCTTACGAAAGCGTCCACCAACAGAGCATGTCGCTTATGTTACTGGACTTCCAACATCTAACTTTTTAACTGCCTACTTCCACACCATGCGTTTGCAAGATACCGATGGGGTCTCAAGGCCTTACTTCATGGTTGTGGGTGCTAGTGGTATCTCGGTCTACAACTCCTTAGGGGTCCAACAGACCGTCACAGACAGCACAGGGGGCTACGGATATTTATCGGGTACAATCGACTATAGTAGCCAGATTTCAGCAACCACAGTCGCAGACTACACCTTCATCTTGAGTAAAACAAAGAAGGTTAAGAAGGGTACAACATCAACAGGCCCCTTAAAACAAGAGGGTATGATTGTTATTAAACAGGGGGATTATAGCACTAACTATAAGGCCTCTATTACCTACAACAGCACTACATACTCAGCTAGTTATACTACTAGAAACAGCGGTGATGTAGCACATGAAGTTGATGCTAAAACAGATAACATTGCTAGTCAGCTAAAAACTTCCCTGAGTGGGGCTGTACCCGCTGGCTTCACCTTTGAACTAGACAATAATGTTATCTACGTGACCAGATCAGATAATGCTGAGTTTTCTATAGATGCAGGGGATAGCGCAGGGGATACACATACCAAAGCAATTAAAGGTGTTGTGGGGAGCCTAAAGGACTTACCAACTAATGGTAAAGAAGGTTTCATGGTTCGTGTTAGTGGTGACACTAGCAAAGGCCAAGACGATTACTTTGTTAAGCTACAGACCACAGATGTCGGTAGTGATACCGTCTGGAAAGAAACTGTAGGTCCAGATGTCTTAAAGGACTTCGACGCTACTACGCTTCCTCACAAGCTAGTTAGAGAGGCCAACGGCACCTTCACATTCTCACCTGTTGATTGGATTGAGAGAAAGGCTGGGGACGATGATACAAACCCTTTTCCATCTTTCGCAAATTATGACGCAACAGCGTATCCAGATGGTCAATATACCATCAACGATATATTCTTTTACAAAAACCGTTTGTGCTTACTTTCCGATGAAAACCTTATTTGTAGTGCTAGTGGTGATTTCTTTGCGTTCTTCAATCAGACGGTTTTAACTGTCTTAGACGATGCACCCATTGATGTTGCTGTTAGTAACAACGCAGTCAGTATTTTGAAGTATGCTGTACCATTCAATAACAGCTTAATTCTGTTTTCGGATCTAACTCAGTTTAGGGTTACCAACACAGATATTTTCTCTGCATCGACAATCTCAGTAAACGTATCCACACAGTTTGAGGCATCCCTTAACTCTCGCCCAGCTTCCGCTGGTAAGTATGTATTCTTTCCAACCCTGAGGGGCATATGGTCTGGTGTACGTGAATACTTTGTGGAGAGCGATAACGATACAAACGATGCCGCTGATATCACAGCCCATGTGCCTGAGTACATTAGCGGTGAAGTAAAGCAGCTAGTGGCATCCCCCAATGAGGACATCTTGATCCTAAGGTCTGGTGGGGATCGTAAAGAGTTATATGTTTATAACTACTACTGGCAGGGCAGGGAGAAGCTTCAGTCAGCTTGGTCTAGGTGGACCTTTGGTAACAACGTACTTTTTGCAGCAATCGATAAAAGTAAGATATACCTCTTAGTGGAGAGGGCAGAAGGTGTTTCTATTGAAACCATGAACCTCTCGCAAGATGACTGCCTAGCAGATACATCAAACTTTGGTATTCATTTGGACCGTAGGTTCAAGAGAACTGCATCAACAGATACTCTGCCTTACACGGGTGGAACACCCATAGCACAGACAGGTAATGAACTTGTTGAAGCTACAAACGTGGCAACAAACTTAGATGCTGGTACTGTTGTATATACAGGGGTGCCTTTTGACTTTGAGTATGAGTTCTCACCCATAGTTATCAAGGAAGAAGACAATCCAATTACACAGGGTAGGTTACAAATACGATCCCTAAACATTGTTTATGACGATACCTCATTCTTCCAAACCTCAATATCCCGACAAGGGCAAGCAGCCTCTATTAAAACATTCAACGGGAGAGACCTTGATGGTACTGGCTCCTACATTGGGACCCTACCAATTCAGAGCGGATCACTAAAAGTACCTGTTCTGGCTGAGAGCAATAATGTTGTCATTAAGCTCATAGGTAATTCCTTCCATCCCACAAACTTTCAATCAGCCGAATGGGAAGCAACTTTCCATCTACGCAACAAGAGAACCTAGCGTGATTAAATTTACACCTTCTAAGCTAAAAGACTGTATAACACTGGCCCCTCAAATGAGGCACGTAGATGTGAAAGAGATTAGGGCCTCAAGTGGTCTACCACCCTATGACGCCTTGGCCTTCTCAATAAACTTAGAGGGTATAAACGAGACCATATGGGTTAACGATAAGATTGTTGCTATGTGTGGTATCGCTGACAAAGGAACCATTGGTATCCCGTGGATGCTGGGTACTGATACCCTAAAAAGAAACGCCAAGAGCCTTCTACCTATTTCCAAGAAGTGGGTAGAGAAGCATGGTGATAAATTTGATCTGATGTTCAACTACGTTTCTGCGGAAAACCTTAGTTCAATCAGGTGGTTAAAATACCTCGGCTTTACTTTGATTAGATACATCCCAGAGCATGGGGTGGGAAGGAAACCGTTTTATGAATTTGTAAGGATAAAAGAAGATGTGTGAACCAACTACTATAGCGTTGGCTACAATGGCTGTGGGTACAACACAGGCCTTGATGCAGCACAAAGCCCAGAATGACATGGCTAAACAACAAACTGCACAAAACAATATTAACTCACAAAATGCCATTAGTTCTATGAATTTACAGAACGCTGGCATCAACATGAGATTAGAACAAGAAGCCGATAGAGCCGTAGATGATCGGCTTGAGAATGTCTTAGAAGCCGCAAGGCTTAGGTCTAAGATGGTTGCCTCTGCGGGGGACGGTGGTGTTGCTGGACAGAGTACAGACTTTGCATTGAGAGATGTAGGTCGGACTGCAAGTAGAAACAAATCATCAATCAATAGGAACCTAGATGCCAAATTCGCACAAGGCTTCCACGACAAGCTAGGCATTAAGGCTCAAACAGAGAGCCGCCTGAGTAGTATGCCCATTCCTCAGAAAGCAAGCTGGATGGCTACAGGCCTTCAGATCGCTGGTGCAGGATTGCAAGCAGGAAGTAATTATCAAGCCATGACAGCGGGTGCTGGTGGTTCAACATGGCAGGACTTGGGTAACGTAGGCAAAGGCAATTACGCTTAATTTAAAATAGGAAATATAATGGCACAAAGAGTTCAAGTTGACACTTCTTCTCTGCGGAGGCTGGATCAAAAAACTGCTGTAGTCGCAAGACCAGTAGACACAATGGTTTCAGTAAGTAATCAAGTTCAACAGAATAGTCAGTTACAACAAACAGCCAATGCGTTGGCTCAAATAAATCCAGACCTAAACAAGTTTTTAGTAGAGGGTCAAAAACAGAGAAACGAAGACGATCTGGAAGAAGGCACGGCTGCATGGCAGAAGGCCAACGATAAAGAAAAGAAGGCCTACCTAAAGGCCATCAAGTCTGGTCAGATCGATGAGGTTGAAAGCCCCTTCTACATTAAAGGTATGTCCAAAGGTATCCTAAGGGATCGGGCGCGTGATTACGGTCAACAACTTGTTATTGATTGGAACGCAAAGAAGGGTACTAAGGGCTTTAATATAGATAAGTTCTTAACAGAGAGTAAAACTGCCTACGTTAAAGAGCATGGCTTAGATGGCTTTGCTGATAATATATTTAACTCAGAATTTGGACGGTTGGCTGACGCCTACGGTAACCAAGTTAGTCAACGTAATTACGAAGACAGATTAAAGAAAACACGCCAAGCACGGCTAACCCTGTTAGGTCAGGACGTAGTAGGTGCGGCGGCTAAAGCCACCAGTAATGATGGTAAGTTTAATGCTACAACTTATATTGCTGAAGTTAACAAGGTTATGGAACAGGCAATATCAGAAGGCCTAGACCCCACCAATTCCCGTCAGCAAGTCTTAGCTCAACTACAGGCTATGGCTACTACAGACCCAGAGAACTCCAAAGCATACATAGATGCTGCCGCCCAGTTAAGTACACGATACGGTAAGTATGGTGAAACGGGTAAGGGTGCTTTGTGGGTAGCAGAGCAAAATGATTTCTTTGAAAACAAAGCAGAACAAGATGCAGATGATGATTGGACACAATCTAGGAGAGCTGCACAGCGTAAACTACTAGACGCAGAAATGGCGATGCAGAGAGCTATAAATGGTGACGCTGATTATCTCGACAGTGACGCTGGTCAATCTGCTTTAGACCAGATGTCTGAAATGGAAGGTGGAAGAACACTAGCTCAAAGCTTCAAGAACCAGTACGAAACTGATGCTAAAGTTGTGACTGATCCGGCTGAATTTGCTGCTGTTAAAGAAAGTATCCTAAGTGGGGCGGGTAATATCGATGCAGACGATATAGCCAAATATCATAATATAAGTCCCGAAGACAAAACCGCTCTGAAGCTAATGCTTGGTCGAGGCGCAAGGCTTGATACTGCCATAAGAAATTTAGGCGGTGTAGACTACC